AAACAATCCACGGAGACCTAGCATGAGTACATTACAAGTATCCAACCTCAACGATGGTACAACAACTGTAGCGACTACGTTTGTTAACAGTGGTAGTGCAAAGGCTTACGCTAACTATGACATGGTTACAACATCTCTTACTGTGCGGAAAACTCTAAATTGCAGTAGTCTTACAGATGATGGTACAGCAGCAGTAACAACAAACTATACTTCAAACCTATCTGACGCTTTTTATGTAGCTGGTGGACATACTGGAAGAGATTCCGCAACATCCACCACTGCTTATATGATTTGGCCCACCTCTAAATCAGCAACAATAACCTATTCAACTTCTGCTACAAGTTGGCAAGGGGGTTTTAGTAGTGGCACTTCTTCCGTACTTACAGCTAACGATATGTTTATAAATCTTATGACTTTACATGGAGACTTGGCCTGATGGACACCCCTGAATTTAAAGACACACATCTATGGGATAGGTTGTGTTGGGCAAAAGAAAACATTGAGCCTTATGAATCTAAATATCGTGTGTTGTTTGAAGACCCTAACGAACCAGACGAACCAGCTAAAGTGCTATGCCCAGATCCTAATTGGATGGGTTGTGCATTAAATGGGGGCATTCTTCCTCCTGTTTGGGTGTACGGAGAGTTAGCAAAGGATGAGTCAAAACCAGATTTTAAGAAACATACTCGTGGTTATCTGCTGCATGAAACGGAACCAGTTCCAGCTATGACAGAAGAAGAAGCAATAGAATATTTAATTCAGAAGGATATAGCTCCGTCAGTATGGCGAGACTATAAAGGAAACAGAACAATTATGAAGATTGTACCTGTTGAACTGATCCCTAGTGATCGCTCATTTAGAAACGCATGGAGAATTATGCAATGACTAAAACCTACATCAATATAGACGGAGATGTTCGTGATGCATCTTCTCTAAAAATACCAGCAGACAGAACCTTTAGGAGTGCTTGGCAGTATAACGAAAATGTTATCGAGATTAACATGACTAAAGCAAAAGCAATTCATAGGGATAATCTAAGAGCAGAACGTCAACCACGTTTAGAAGCTTTAGATGTTGACTATATGAAAGCTTTAGAAGCTGGATCAG